CTGCTGTCCTCCGGAGTCATTCTCTGAAACGCCAGCACTGCGCGCTTCGGATCCGGATCCAACCACAGAATCATAGCCCCTCCCTAGAGCCTACTCTTTATTACTCTCCTCGCCGCGCCGGTGTTCGTATTCTCTCCCTTGAACATCGTCAGCTTGGAATCGAAGTGAGGATTCAGTGCGTGCGTTTGGAGGGGCCTGAATCCGGCCCAGCTCCTTCCGTACTTCTGAGTGCCTGCATTCCACTCTTCATCCGTGAAGTACGCCCGCGTACCCAACCGGGTCTCCCGCGTGCTGTACATCTCCACGGTCGAATCCACGCTACTCTGGCCCACGCCGCCCGGTCCCTTGTTGGACGTGATCGAACGGCTCAAATGCGCTCCCCAGCCGGTTTCTCGTTGGGTGTTTCGGCCACGCCGCCCACTCTGGGAGACGCCTCCTGTACCCTGTTTGTTCATCCAGCGAGCTAGTGGGTTCGCACCGAACAGTCCGGACTTCAGTCTCTCAGGCATGAACGCCTGACCGGGGAACTGAAACCCTCCCATTAGCACCAGCCCTAGCTGTACGTCGCCCACCTGTTTGTTCACGTTCCCGAACCGGTCATACGAGGAGCCACTACGAGTAGGGCTCGCCCAGTTCATCGGATCGTTCGGATCGAGCCCTCTATCCTGAGGGGCGATGTTGTTGTACCCTGCTGTCTGCACCACACCGGACCGGGCCGCAGCATCGGTCCGCGTGTTGTCAGCCGTGCTGAACGCCCAGTTTACATGCGGGGCGTAGAACGGGTTGTTCGCAGCCCATGACTCCATGTAACCTTTAGAGCTAAACTGTGACGCGCTTGATTTGTCGGGTGCTCTAGCCACGTTGCACCCTCACTCGCTCACCGAGCCTGTACGGCTTCTTGGGACGGGCACTGCCGCGAGCCTTGGACTCTTGACGGTTCCGTTCCTTCAGCTCAGCCGGATCCAGGCTGTCGAGGAATCCCTTTGCCTCCTCCTGATCGCCGTGTCGACGGCCCTTGAGAATGGCGAATGATTGGCCTACGCTGTTCACTGAGGCGCGCCTCCTTGTCCTTCGCCGCCGCCGCCCTCTCGCATCATCATCTCCTGCTGCATCATCGCCATCTGTCGCTGCTCAACCTGCTTCTTGTACAGATCCACCAGCGCCAGCAAGATCATCTTCTGCTGCTCGTTGAGGTTGTTGAAGCCGTCCGACTTCATCTCCTCTGACAGCATACCGTAGAAGATGAACGGGTCGTCTTCTGGCATCGGGATGATCATCTGGTACGCTTCCTGCCTGATCCAGGCCATGATCCGCTTGCAGCGTTCCACGTCCGGTCCAGACGGGATCAGAGTATCCTCGTACCCAATCTCTTCCAGTACCTTCGCCTTGAGCAGCGGCTCCATGTTGGCAAGACCAGCAGCGTACTGCACCATCTCGATAGCCTTGGCCTGTCTGGCTTCCTTGCTCGACAGCGCCATCGACGCCGTATCGATCTTCACGATCACGTTATCACTGAGGTCGGAGCCACTGAAGCTCCGGATCGCCAGTGTACTGACCTTGCCCCGCGCCAACACCCGGAGCCTCTCGGCGTACCGGTCGTCGTTACGGATGTGCTTGATGGTCTCCTGAAGGATGATCGAGCCCTCCTTTTGCAAGGCTTCATCCCACTCCTGCAAGATCGAGGACCGGCCCGCGAGTGCTTGCTTTCGTAGAATGTCAATCATCGCCGCAGAGTTGACGCCAGTGGGCCGCTGGCCCCTCAGGATTTCCTCGGTCCCTGCTATCGCTTCCATCTCTTGTATCTGTTGCTGCCGCTCCTCACTCGCCGCAGCGGGGTAGGGAGGCGCATAGATGGGCGTGGGTGCTGCTCCTGCTGTCCTACGCGGGTCGTACTCCCAGATCTGCCCTGGTCGTCCTAGCCACTGATCCTCAATCGGCTGGGCTCCCTTCGGGATAACCCACGCCGACATAGGCACGGTCCGACGCCACATAATCATGGTGGTGTCAATCGCGTTCACTCGTTTCAGCTTCGGCAGGAGCTTGGATACCAGCGACCTACCGTACATGCTACCGGCCATCGCCTCCCAGCGGAACCGGACATAAGGATGCCATCTTGTCGGCCAGCGGGGATCATACGCCCGCGCGCCTCGCTTCTTCGGGGAGTCGTACAGCACCTGATCGCCTACGGTGATGATCGTCCTACCCCGTGGCCACTTGGTGTTCGGCTTCCGGTCAAAGATTCTGACCGTGGTGTATCCTTCCCAGGTCTCGGGGGTGCCTACGTACAACGAAGGCCCGGGGCCTTCAACGATGTCCGAGAGCCGCTCCCACCACCAGATGGGGAGATTCTTCACATTGGTATTGCCTGCGTCCTTCAGGGCCTTGAGGTTCCAGCCGTCCTTCTTCAGCAGCTTCATGCCCGGTCGGTGCTCATACTTGTCTTGCAGGAGGTCGATGCTGGTGTAGTACTCCCGCATGACCCAGCCCATGTTCTCGTCATCCCACCAGTGGTTGACCGGGAGGTGCATTTCGAACGGGCTGACGATTGTTGCGTTGATCTCTCCGTACTCTACCTGATCCGTGTAGACAGCTCGTCCGTCCTCATCGTGTAGGGGGACTTCCTGTTGTACTGGGATCGTGACTCCGCTAGGTAGGATAGAGTTCTCTTCTGTTCGGGTTTCGGGTACGGTCATTCTCCGTGGCATTGTCTCATCGTAGATGACTTCCATCCACGCCACCCCACAGTGGAGGATGATCCGTGCGATTTCCCGATGCTTCTGCGGCAGATCCAGAGATTCCCACATGAAGTCCATGGTCAGCTCTGACAACTTCGCCGCGTCTTCGTCCTCCGCATTCCCTGAACTCGCTTCGATCCTGGGGATCGGCTTGTTCTCGGTCAGCAGAGCGATATTTGTTTCGATGTATCGGCCAAGCAAATCATTAACAGGCCGGGGGATGTTGTTGGATGCTTCCTTGATGACTGACTGGTTCCCCTCTGAGTCGCTCGATAGCCTCGAAATGAGAATATCGTCAACGTAGTGCCTCCCCAATGAGAAGAGAAAGTTCTCTACCCACTGCACAACCCGCACCCACTGGCGGCTACTCCGATTGTCGTTCACCTCATCAGCGTAGGTCTGGATGGCGGCGCCGATCTTCGGATCTCCAGCGGGGATAGCATCGAGCATATGGAGCCTGCCCTGCTTCCAGTTGGATTGTGCGTTGCCTGTTGCTCTGGCTTCACCCATTAGCTTTCATCGTTCCCATGTAGGCTAGCGGGGGTTGTATCCGTATCACGGATAATCCCCGTCGTTAGAAGGTCGTCAAGATCATCACCGCTCCGGAACAAAGGCCCCTCCATCGCGTTCAGGTAGTTCGTCGTGAACTCCTTCGTGATCTTGTTCCTCTCCAGCAGCTCAGAAGACATCGGAGCCCGAGGCTCTTCTTTCTCTAGCTGCTGGTCGCGATATGCGTCAGGAGCCCTGACCGAGATCAGGGAATCCTGTAGCTTTTCGACCTGTTGGTACAGCCCTTGCTTCTCAGCAAGGGCTCCCCTGAGCTGCTCTTCCAGTGCTTCAATCCGCGCCTTGCAGAAGATAAGCTCCCTCTCCAACTCTGCCTTTGCGCCCATTATCAGTCTCGTTCCCAGGGCCTGTCTTCGTAGATCCCTGTGAACTCTTCCCCATCGTCGCCCCATGCGGAGCGTTCTTTGATTGGGTCAGTACCCTGACGGGCACGGAGAAGCTCTTTAGAGATGTTCTTGTGAGTGCCCGCGTCACGCATCGCGCCCTTGATGGCGTCCTTCATGCTTTCGTGGGCCTTCTTGTCATTCTCTTCGACCTTCTCCTGCTTCCTCGTCCATTTTGCAATTGTCGCATTCCCGTCTGCCATTATATCCTCCTTAGACACTCCTACATAATTATAGGAATATCTGCGGCAAGTTGCATGTGGATCTGCCTATTCCTCGGCATTCTCGCGGGCGAGGAAGTTCTGGATCTTGATGATGAGCTGAGCGTGGGCCAAGCTCTCGTTTCCAGTGAGCGTGCATTTGCCAAGAAAGTACGACAGTTGCTGTAGTTCTTGTTCGGTAAACATTTAGTTTCCCTCCAGTCTTTTGAGTTCTTCAGTGAGAAGAGCGATCCTTTTCGCCTTCTCTTTGGTTTCCTGCTCTGCGGCCTCCGTGGCTACAGTTTTGTGGTCCGGAAGAGGGTTCAAGATCATCCATCTCAAGACCTGTTCCGGGTTGTTGATTGCTACACCTTCGTCACGCATCTTGTTGACAATGAACCTCATCGTCACCATGATCTGTTCTTCTGTCAGCATACCTCCCTCCTATTTGTAACCAAACTGCTTGTTGAAGTTTTCAAATCTTCCCATTATCGTCCCGGCCAGATCCTCTGATACGTACTCTACCCATTCGTCCGGGTCTGTAGGTTCTACTTTTCCTTTACCCTCATGTGGGTACTTCCACAAATAGAACCCGTCTGGATCTGTAGAGGTGTCCTCAACGTCTTCAAAGTCGTGCTCG